GCCCTACTAAAGTACGATCCACTTGTGTGCAATGTATCCTAAATATTGCTAGGAGGATACGCCCCATGAGTGGTAATTTATTAAGAAAATATATCGATATTATCAATGAGGGTCTTGACCCAGTTGGCAAAGAAGATAGCGATATAAACAATGATGGCAAAGTCAATAAGTCAGATCAGTATCTTAAAAATCGACGTAAAGAGATCAGCAAAGACATCGAAGAAGCCTGGGACACTGACACTCAGGTTAGTCCAAGCGAGCGTGGCAAGTATGAAGGCAAGACCAAAGCCGAACTGTTAACAGCGTACAACAATCTAAAAGCAACAGGACCACATCCAAAAGGCTCAAAGGAATTTGGCCGTATGAAAGAATTGGCGTTTGCTATCAGGGCCAAAAGTAATTGGGGACCAGTGGCATAAAGTTCTTGACAACGCTCTGGATTTGTTGTATACTTACTAGGTAAGACATTAACTAACCGGAGATTTATATGAGTTTTAATCCAGAGCAAATCGCTAAACTAAAGCGGATCATTCAAGAAGGCATCCAAGTCAAACGTGAGATCGACGATCTAAGCGTGGGCCTTAAGGAAACTGTTGCAGCCATTGCAGAAGAAATGGATATCAAGCCAGCAGTGCTAAACAAAGTAATTACAAAAGCATTCAAAGGCGATTTTGATAAGGATCAAACAGACTTTGATGCAATGGAAGAAATTTTGGAAGTCACTGGCAATAAGTTCTAATGAACAAACTCCTTGCCAGTGTAAGTGATTACATTCGTGAGGATTGGAACGAGAGTCCAGTACGATGTGTACTGGAAATTCTTGCATGGTTTTTAAGTATTGGTTGTGCATTGACGATGGCACTAACAGTTCCTAATCCACCGTTTCTAATCCTATACCCATTATTCATTACTCAATGTGCAATTTTTGCATGGGCAAGTAAGACCCGCGGAAGTATTGGCATGCTGGCCAACTATGTATTGTTAGTCACTATCGATTCAATTGCCTTGGTTAAAATGTGGATGTCATGACATGGAACAAAATATTTCAGTTCATCACTGGCGTTACAATGATGGATGGCACGATATTCCATCCATCCTTTTAAAGGATAAAAATAGTCCTACTCGCGAGTTCCGTGAAGAAATTGTTGGCTGGCACTGCTGGGTATACTGCAACAATCATAATGAGTTCATTGACTGGATGGAAGAGCATTGCCCCGGTGCTGACTGCACGGCCAGATTCAACAGTGGTAATCCAATGGTCACTGTAAATATCACCAACAAAGATGAGGCAGCATATTTCATGCTGAACTTTAATGTTTAGAATATACTTAGGTGATCCCAACGAAGAAGAAGTTCTAAGCTGGCTAATGGAAAATGTTAGCCCGTTAGGAATGACCACCAAAGCAGAGTTCAATTACTATAATACATATTACGGTGATGATGACCTGTGGGTCATGAACACCAGTGACGTAAGCGATGTTAGCGGCCCCTGGGACGAAATCTCCGAACTAATATTTCGTATAAAAGAAGACGCTATGCTTTGCGGCCTTAGATTTGGTGGACGAATAGTATGAAGTATCCAACATGTACATATGAGCACAGTAAGCACTATGGTCACATTGTCCGAATGCACATGTTGGATCGCATTGAGCAGGACCTAAGTATCGACGCTGCTATTGAATGGCTCTCTACACAAATAGGATCAAAGCGTCTTGCTTATAATATGTGGCAATTTCGGTCGCAGAATGATGCAGATGAATGTATAATGCTTTATAACTTAACATTATCCTAATATGAATGATCCTGATTTCACTACAATTGATCTTGAAACAATGCTGGGCGAGAGCCTGGTGCCTTGGCAAAAGCAAACACTCGACACTGTTTATGGCGGAATCAAACGTGGGGAAATGATGACATTCTCCTCTGGACGCCAACTTGGCAAGTCTACATTTACTGCTGATATGCTTAGAAAAGTAATAGATGATATGTCATTCGCTGCTGCAAGTTTTGAAGTGGTTGATACTGCACCAGTTGATGGGTCGCCTTGGTACACTATTGCATGCAACAATCAAATATCCAAATGGGTCAGAGCACAGGATAATGAACAATGGTACGAACATGGGATGAGCAGATCAAACTTTCATAACCCACGTGCTAATTTTGATGTGCATGTGGAATTGTTCACTATGTTAAAGCTGACATGGGGTGATGTATGAGAGTACTAAAAAAAGAGTTGTGGCCTTATAAAATAAAGATTGGCCAGAATGAATCTAGTGTAAAGATTACTGAAATTGAACAATGGTTAGGCGAAACATTGGGTGCATTTAAAAGCCAATGGAATGTAGTTTACCAATTCAATTCTACGGATTTTTATTTTCGAACACGAGATGATGCAGTGTTGTTTAAACTATCTCATTTGTAATGGAACACTTCCATAGTGACGGCGGCAACAATCGCCCTTACTTTAGCTATCGTATTCGTGTGCCCAAATGTACCACAGACATGTATACCTGGTGTGATGCGTTTGATGCTGAAGGTGCATACTTTCGTCGCTTTCATGTAGAATGGCAATACTCGCCTGGCCAGGGACCAAACTATGATGTTGTGCAATTTGAATGGCGGGAAGCTGCCAATATGTTTTTGCTAACTTGGGGCGGCGAAGTAATATGAATATGACAGCAACACAGGTGATGGAAGAACATTATGCTGACCAAGCAGCTCAAATCCTACGAGAGGAAATTGATGCTGAAATCTTGTTTGCACTGATGGTTGAATTTGGATGGACACGAGTAAAGTTAAGCAGACTACCTCGAACTATCACAAGTGATATAAACACTTGGATGCATGCTGAATGCAAAAAGCATTGGAAGAACCAGGGCAAGATATGGATATTTGAAAGTCAGGAAGAAGCAGCCCTGTTTAAATTGACCTGGTCATGAGTACAATAGTTACATTGCCGTACTCTCCGTTTTGGAAGCCTCTGAGCTGGGCCAAAGAACATTGTCCCAGTTATATCACCAATGATCTGCATCAGGACGGTTATAACACATATGATCATACTAAGATTGATTATTTTTTTGATGATCCTCATGATGCGGTATATTTTAAATTGCGATGGTCATAAATGCAATGTTCAATATCAAGAATAGATACCTGCGTTGGCAAGAAGATCGGTTTTTAAGGAAGCACAAATGTCGCAATCGTAAAGAGTACGAGCGTAGATATGATCCAGACTATGTGCCACATGCTACACAAATTGCCAACTACTACAATGGATACCAGCATGTACATTGTTTTGAAAATCGCGAAAACTTTGTGTACAACAGAATTTACGATTATGGTCCAGGTGGATACAGAGATGGGTTCCATGAAATATGTGACTGGTGCGAAGAGAACTTAAAAGGCAAATGGCGATACGACATGCTACGTGCAATGAAAGCACCGAGTACAGGTAATCGGTGGGAAGTAAATGAACTAGGTGGCGGAGACTATTGGTTCTTTGCGTTCCAAGACTCTGAAGATTATTTTATTTTTAAACTACAATGGGGAAGTTAATGAAAGAATTAAATTATAAGATTGTTCATACTATGGATAAAGATGAATACGATAAAAATATTTTTAACTTTAGCCTTAGAGGCACACGCCACACCTGGCTAGCAGATCACGTAGGGCAAGGTGGTATGTTGTGTGATGCTGAAAATAAATTATGGGACCGTACATTAGAATATCCAGGACCTGGACTAATCTCGATTGTGCATTATTTTAAACATCAAGACGATGCGGCACTTTTTATGTTGACTTGGGCATGACCATAACTTATACCAATCCTTGGCCAGAACTGCCCCAAGTAAAGATTCCCGTGTTGCATAAAGTTGTCTACGCCCACACTGTGGATCATGTACAAGCATTTTACCAACGAAGTTATAAAGATCATTTAGTAGATGCGTGGTTAGCAGCCAACTGCCGATTACCGTACTATCACAGCCCCGGCTACCTTCAAGAAAAGTCGATTCATTTTGAATGTGATGAAGAAGCAGCAGTATTTGCGCTGTCGTGCGTATGAAAATAGTTTGGGGTAGAAGTTTAGGATGGAACATAGAGTTAAACAAGAT